TAGAAGGCTATGCAATTCTCGATGACGATAGCGACATGCTCGACGAACAGAAGCCTCATTTCTTCAAGACGAGCTTCAAGGAAGGCTTAACTGACGAGATTGCAGAGAAAGTGATCGAACACCTTGGGCGTATTTAAGAAGAAATGGGGTCAATTGTGGTGTCTGCACTTCTGGTGTAAGGGCTATGCGATTACCGCTGAGTACGGCAAAGGTTATCTATATAGGTATCATTGCACCGAATGCGATAAGGTTATTCATCGTTGGTCGGCTTACGGAGAACCTATTAGCGGTATCGTCAGAACCCCGTGGGAAGAATATAAAAAGAAGGACCCAAGATATAACTTGAGTCCCCCGATTATACCTTTGAACAAGGATATATCTTCCAAGTCAATTTTTTTTCTGTTTCTGGTGCGTGACCAGTTCCCTTTGGGGGTAGTGCTTCTTTCTTCATCTTCTTCATCTCCGATTGACCCGGCAACACTATACTTATTATAACAAAAAGCCCCAGCTGTGGAGGAGGGGCTTTGCTATATATTACCAGTATTTTAAGCTGTCGTCAACGCTGCGAGAAGTGACGGTCTGTCAAATCCACGAATAACTTTGCCGTTAATTACCGTTACGGGGACTGAAGTGCCAACGTTTAGTGATTCAAGCTCGGCAAGTGCTTCGTCGTCTGAGTCGATCATCTTTGAAATGTATTTATGCCCAAGCGAATCGAGCCATTGCTTTTCAGTCTTACAGAATGCACACCACTCAGTCGAGTAGATTGTTATCACTACTGGCATCCTTCGCACATAGTAAGGTCTGCTGGGTCAACTGGAGCGTCAGCCTGACGACCGTTCTTTTTGTTAAAATCAACCTTCGCCTCTTCCATGGCTGCATCGATTGCCTTGAGTTTGTCTTCGAGTGACATTTCGTCAGTAATAATTGCGTTTACGTTCATGAAACCCTCCTTTTGGGCGAAAAATAATAACGTCCAGAGAGGAAGTTATATTGAATTTAATTGTGTCTGTCTTCTAATTATAGCACTTTGAGACTATGACATATTGTCAAGAAATGAAAAGAGCCCGAAGGCTCTCAGCACCACTAAACGACTATTTTTCTTTAGTGTCAACAACCAACGAGGCTGTGTCTGTACCAGAGGTAGCAGCAGAACCAACACTAGTCAGAACTGATAGAACACCAGCACCAACAGCTACGCCGAATGCTTGCATCCAGTCAACAGTAAGAATGTTGAATACTGCTTCGCTCGTAAGCCACAATGTCAACAATGTCTGAGCCATTGTCTTGATAGAACGCTCTACTGCGTCTTTCCAGAATAGTTTTGTAAACATTATTTGTCTCCCTTTAATTTGTTAATAAACTCACTGATTAGCTTCACAATCATTTCTAAGAATGCTGTTACCACGTTCTTGTCAATTGTTTCGATAGGTGGCTGTTCAGGAGCTGGAGTTGTAGGTTCTTCAGCAACGGGTTTGAGGTCGAGGTCGTCAAGACGAATACCGCGTCCCTCTTTCTTTTCTGTACTGTACTGCGTAATCGCGTATTTGTGACCGAACCACTCAGTCATAGAGGCGACACGAATCTTCTCACCACGAGGTATAACCTTAACAGTTGAACCGTCTTCTAGGTTAACGAGGTCGGTGTCTGCACGAGTGTACATATCAACGTCTTCGATGTCGTACCACTTATCTAGCCATTCTGGTTTTTCATTGCCCGGAGTTTCAGGTACACCAACGTCTGCACGCTTGATACCGTTCGCAACACCGTGTTCTGCTGACCAGCTAGAGATGAGGTATTCAACACCACCAACTGTAGTGGTCTTCACGAAGTCAACCCATGTACCGCCACCGAGTTGCTTAACGACAGATCCGTCAAGAAGGTTAACGATTGGGGTTTGCGTTGTAAGAACCTGAAGCTTAACAGGGGTGATGTCTTTGAGATTACGCTCCCACTCAGGCTTTGTTGGAACTGGTGCTGGTGCTACGTAAACGTCGAGGTCAGCCTGGTTGAAGCCATTTGTAATTTTCTGCGTATAACTGTATTCGGTTAGTAGGTAAGTAGAACCGACAGACTTGTTAATAACTTTACCGTAAATATCTACACGGTCGCCCTTAGCGAAGGTCTTAACTGAAGTCATCCCTGCATGGGTAGTGGCGTTGAAGTTCCATAGATTTGTCTGCTTATTGAAGATATAAGTAACAGGTTTTGCAAGTTTCTCCCACACAAGGTCTGCTTTTGTTACTGGTGGTGGAGTAGGAGTGTTTGAAGAGTTGATAATCTGGGTGGCACGGTTCCAGATTTCTTCTACAGGAAGATCGGCAGAGCAAAGTGTGTAAACTGAAGAAACGTCACGGTGACGGTAGTAGTGATTGATAACACCACGATCACGAAGCCACGCTACAAGCTGTGCAGCGTTCTGAATAACAGTCTCGTTACGATAGCCGTTACGCCAGTCGCCATGATGTTCTACTGTAATAGAACGACGGTTTGAGGCGAGATTGCCGTCAGCCCAAGAGGTGTTTGCTTCAGATACTGCTTGATAAACAACTCCCGGAGTTGCAGTCACGATATATGTAGCACTCGCTTGACGACTTGGGTTTTGAAATACCGCAGCAGCAGAGTCAGCTGACCCTACTACGTGATGAAATGTGTGCTGGCCGTTACGACCACCGACACGACCAACTGTGTAGTTGTTTGGGTGGGCCGGTTTTTGAATAATTGTTGGTGCTGCTACTGCCATGTTTGTTCCTATCTTTATTTATATTCTGAAGAATTTATCGAGTCCATAAACCGCTAGTAGCATGAGTACTAGCATAACGACAGCTGCCCCGGCGATCTTTCCGATAACGCCGTCTTTCCATTTCTTTATTTCATCGACTTCCTGCTTGAATACTAGTATGTCATCTCGAATATTTTTGTGTTCTTCAGATGCTTGCTTCTCAAGTGTCGTCAGGTCGTTCTTGGTTGCGAAATTAGATTGCATTATCTCAAGCTTATTGCCTAAAGTCGCAAAGCCGTCCGCAACAGCCTTCTCTAGCTGGCCTACACGATAGGCTATGACCGCAGGTGAATCCTCCGCGGACAACTCCGCCTTGGCGCGGGACCCTGTATTTATTTGTTTTTGGTTTGTCATTTTTTGTTTTATATATAGTTAGATTTATCTACGGCAACTAACTCAACCGTCACCTCGCCATATTTACACTCATTCAAGAAGCTTACCTTATGGTCTGCTGCATAATACTGAGCTGTTTTATGTGAACTCGTCTGGGTGTCCCAAAACGTAACAGAGAAATAATCTTGGTTAATCGCTGCTGAAAGTGACTGTGCGTGTGAGAAGTCGAGCACGCTTGTTGTCACGCTAATGTTTGGATAGACACCTATCATTGTCGCAACAATTCGTCCACTCATGTTGCGATTTGCGTTCTTCCACAACTTATTATACGTTAAAGTATAGTCAGTTACCTGACCAGTTGTTAAAGATACGCCATTGATGGTGATGATGGGGTTAGTTACGGACATTTTTTGTTTTTATCTCTATAGTTATTATAGCATTTTAAGGGGCTAGACGCGAGTTAGCTTGGCGTGAGCCTTTTCGATGTCTTCTGTAATCAGATGTTCATATAGTTGAGTGATTGAAACGTTGGCGTGACCCATCAAACGTTGGGTGTGCGAAAGCGAAACTCCCTTTCTTAGAAGTTCTGTAGCAAATGAATGTCTAAGAGCATGGGGATAGGCGTTAGGATATATCCACCAAGAGTGTTGATTTGCCAAAACGGTAGTGCTTTGGTATAATTAGTATATGAAACAATACGCAGAACACGACAAAGTTGGTCTTTGTCACGCACTAAGAAAAGACGATATTTACGTTAGAACTTTTTCGGGAGGATACCCGTATCTCAACAACGGAGTGCTGGTTCGTTCTAATAGTCTGAAGCCAATTTATTCTTACGGTAAGAACTACAAAAAGAAGGGCGATAAGTTCGCCCTGTTCGTATGGACAACCAACAAAGACCAGTCTGAAATAGAGAAACTATTTAAGTCTCTCGCACCAAAAATTACAAGCGAACAAATCGATCAAGTATCGACTGACGGCTCGTTTATTTACCTAGACTAGGTGGTTATACCCTCTAAGCAAGAAAGTCAAGTCTAACACCATCCCTTTTATGGTATAATAAAGGTAATAGGTGCCCGATTTTGAGGCATAAAAATAAACCAAAAACTCGATATAAACACCCTCGGAGGACACAAAAAGCATGGCATTACCAAACCCCGGAATGGACGCAGTACCGTTCACGCCACTTACAGCTGAATTTTTAGACGACATGATCGAGAATATCGAGTCTCTATCAGATGGGACAGGGTTCGAAAATGGTGCAATTACCACGAACACTCTTGCAGATAATGGTGTAACACCGGCGAAGTTATATGATTTCAACTCCGGAACAAACAGTAATGGTTCTTGGATTCAGTTTCCTGACGGTACTATGATTTGCTATACGGTGCTCTCATCGACCATTACTACGAACGAGTCATCTGGTAGCGTCTTCTTTTCACCGCTTATTACCCTTAATTTTCCGCAAACATTTATAGCCGCACCAAATAACATATCTTATTTTATCGACTGGGTGAATGGTAGACCTTGGTCGTCTTTATCAACGAGTAACACCACGACCTCAACGAGCACCCGTATAGCAGGCGCCACAAACAGTAGCCAAGCTAGAGTTAGCGCTATTGCGATAGGTAGCTGGAAGTAATTTCTTGCAGAGAGTGCAGTAACGACGGGCAAAATCGATTGGAGCGGTATTTCGGGCACCGCGAATTATGTCAAATTAGGCACGCTGTTAATCTGTTACGGAGCTTTTTCTGTGAACTCGAACGGTGCTGAATTTACCTTTCCCCACGCATTTGCAGGTACGCCGATCGCGGTCACTGATCTCAACGCATCAGATTCATCCCAGTACTATTCGTTTATTAGGGGTCTAAGTGCGACGACGATTACCGTCAAGCTGAATGCCGGAGTATCGGGCAATAGAACTGGATATTATATTGCAATTGGTCAGTCTGCCTAAGTTTTTGTATAAAATATAGTAAAGTATGCCGTCCATGATGATCTGTCTGAACCCGTTGAAATCTGAACATTCGTTCTGTCGGCCTGGGGGAATACATTAGCCGCTGAGTTTGTAATGGCCGCATACGGCGCAAGAAGGTACGAGCCCGTGCCAATAGTAATCATAACAATATAGTCGATGACTCTATCCATAGATGCTACACTGTGTGCAACAGACTTTCCTGAATTATTAGGCAGAGACCCGAAGTTTATCGTTTTCTTATAAATAGCCTTACCGTCTACCCACGTAAATGGTGTTGCGACTTCAGATAGTGAATAGCTTCCGATCGCATTAACTGCACTCTCTGCAAGAAACGGTGAGTATTATGTAAAAATAACCGTATCAACACGCAGCCAGCCAGCGGTGTATGCAGCAACTCCCTTAATGTATAGGATGTCACCGCTATTCAACCATAAACCAACATTGCCCCTTGAGCGTTGCGGGTCTAAGTAGCCCCTTTCAGATGAGCCAACCGTAAGAGTCGTATTCGAGGCACCAGATGTAAAATCCATGTATACGTTTATAAAGCAGCGACTAGTCGCCGTGTAAACGACCTTATTGGAAGTGGTAACAGCAAACGTGTTGGCATAGGGCACTGAATATACAACACTCGCAAGTTTTTGAGAGGTTACACCATTATCTGCAAGAGTGTAAAAGAAAAATCAAGCTTATGCTTGACTTTTTTTATGTTTCAATTTAGAATGATGATATGAAAAAGATTGATTTCAAATTTAGCAAACTACAAGCAATTCTATTTGCCGCTCTCATAGCTCTCACAGGCTTCGGA